CCGGTTAAATATTCAGATGTGTTCATGTTATTTCTTCTTTTTCCATGTTTCGTTTGATGTGAAAGTCGCATCAAGATACTCGCCAACCGGCGTAGGTATATCAAAATACTTATTCCCGATCTTCTTTTTCTTCATATCAACAAGCAATTCATCCGGAAACTGCAATGAACCTTTTTGGTTTTTGTATGGGCAATATCTCGTGTCCCTATCAAGAAAATATGCAGCGAGAATTATGACATTTCCATCCTCGTCTTTGATTTTGAACGCCCGGTTGTCTACAAACTCAATTTTCATCTCCGGGAAATTGTCTCCGAAAATAAACGGCTGATCACCGATCTTTTCAAAATCTTCTGCTTTACAACCAAACATAAAAACCTTGTCCGCCTTTGTATCGACTCCTTTTGCAGAATCACCAATCAAAAATAACTCAAGGCCAACCTCATCACAAATTTTCTTTACTCTTCCAACCGTAACCATTAACGACATTTTACCCTCCACCTTTCATTGTTTTATCTAACCACTTCTTTGCTTCCCTTTCAGTTTTAAAAGGAAAACTTTTAGCGTTCATTTGTTTTTCTGTAGACATCAGGAACACCCATCGATATGAATCATCAATCTTATGCAACTCAAAACCGACCACATATTGTATGTCCAAATAACTGCACTCATCGACTTGAATGAACGTCCCGTATTTCATCGATGCTCCTGATAGAATTTATTTCTTATTTCCTTGTCACTCTTAAAAATACTTCCAGCATCATTGCATTCAGGATGTAGATTCTCATAATTTTTTGTAGGAAATACAAATTTCCTGAAATGCTTAAATGCAACCATGTGCCAATATAAATCATCATATGCCCGATGATCCAGTTTATTTAAATCAAAAAACAAATGCTTCCTGTGACAGAAATAAATAACACCACAAAAGAAAGTCTCTACGGGCTCGGATATTACCGATGCCTTTACAAAGGTGCAATCAAAATAATTCACTGAATTTTGTAATCTTCCAATAATGCCATATATACCCTCGTTCACCGTCCAGTGTTTATGGAAATCTTCAAAGATACCTTTCTTGACAATAACATCATCGTCGGCTAACACCACAAATTCATTTCCCGTAAGCGTAGCAGCCGAAAACCGAATCTTGTTCCCAGGGTCAGGTTTATATAAATACTGCTTTATTGGTAAAGCTGTATCGAACCACTGCCCACCATTCGCAAGTATAACCTCATCGGCACCGGCACTCAGCCATGAAGACAAGACAAGTTCCAGTCTCTCGTATCGCCTGTAGGTTGTCACCACAACACTAAACTTCATACTTCACTCCAAAATTAAATAACCTTTTTGCAATTTCCTTGCGATCCCAGATAGCCTCGCCGTACAACGCATAATCAGAATCGCTTTTTCCAACTGCCTTGAAAATTTCTTTCTGCTCATCGGTAAACTTCAAAGGTGCCAACCCACGCTTTAAATGTGAAACATTTTGACCATGCTTTGTAATGCAAACATATCCAGTAGGCAATTCATATCCGTCCCTGTCACCGGTGCCGGAGTCCCCATGCGTCCTGAAATGCGTCCGTTTAAAAAGATCCCATTTCGTGTATAACAGTTCTGGATAGACATGCGTGAAAAATGGGGATGTTGATTTTTTGTGTTTGATAAGGCATTCGTTTGTCATGTCCCAACAGACGTTATCCTTAAATACCAATACCAAACGATTTTTTCTATAAAAGCATGACTTCGCAGACACCATTTTCTCCGTCTCGACCTTGATCAATCCAATTGCGTTCCGGTGAAACATGTCGTCCGAGTCCAATCTACTAATTATCAAAAAATCAGCTTTTATTTTATTGTATTCTGCTTTCCCGAAATCATAACACGGCGTTACTTTTGGATGCCAATGGTATTCTTCGGTAATCTTTTTATGTTTGTTTCCAAGTTGTAAAAATATTTCAAAGTTTTGATCAAACTGATTCAGCAAACTCGGTAGAGTATACTTTTCAAAAAATTCAAGTCTATCTCGGAGATATTCCTCTGACATAATCCAGTTGGGCCTGTCCCACAAAAAAATTTCTACAATATGCTTAAACTTAATCATTCATCTCCCCAAATAAGTCCCTTTGATTCCCGTTCCTTTATCAATTCCATATCTCTACTTTTATAAACCCTCGCATCCACATGCGCTTGATCAAGCTCCGATCTATGATGGCATGGGTGCCAGTGATATATGGCCGCTTTTTTCTCTGCGTAAAACTTGTTATGTTTAACAGCCAACCAGTGTATCTCCTGACAAGCAAAATGAAAATAGTCGGGGTTGAATAAATGGTTGTCCGGATACCTTTTCAGGAACTTTTCGCCAACCAAACCCATCCCGGTCGGGTGATAAGCATTCCCCTCTTGATGTATCCCAATAACTCCATCACTGTCCGGGAAATGTTTCAACAGGGATTCACGTGCAATCTCAATGCACTCTGCCCGAAATTCGATATCATCAACGGCATAGAGAATATGTCCTTCGGTAATTTCTTCAAGCACCTTGTTCCTGCACACAACGGCCCCATTGTGCCCGGAAAAGAAAGTTGTGTTGATGTCTGGACGTTCCTTTTTTAAATAATCAGCGGTTTCCTGATCGCCATCACAGGCAATATGAATCTTTATAAAATCGTTATCAGGAATAGTGGACAACATCCGGTCAAGTTTTGACCTCCGGTTCCGGGTCGGTATAACAACATTGATTATATCTGTCATTTCTATTTACCTGTTATATGGTGCGTTTTGTGTCCTGTACGCCGCCCCTTCTGACTCGATCAGGGTATATGTTCCATTCAAAATATTTGATCTCACAGCAATTCTTACCTCCGGCGCAAAATCACCATACCAACTATCACCGGCAAATAACCGGAACCATGGATCACCTGAAACCGATGCGGTGCCTTGAAAAAACCGAACATCAAGTGAATGAGCGGTTTCATTGTCCGCTGAAACACCGGTATTGATAATTTGGATTCCAGTCCTGACGCTCAATATTGATTCTACCTCAACCCAGTCATCAATTTCCCCGGCTACAGTAATTCCAAGAGTGACCTTTACGTCCTCAAAATTTTCATGTATTGCTGCCATCTTCTTTCTCCTTCATCAAATCTTTTAACATAGAAATACGTCCCTTTATCTCCATCATTGATATTCTTGAAACATCCATCTCTCTTTGCAAACCAATAACCTTCTCGTTCAAATCGGACATTTTCAGCTCTTCTTTTTCAAGAATTTCCTTGAAGTTTTTAGTTTTCATTCGCCCAACCCACCAGTTACTTTATCCTGTGAAACCTTTGAAGCTAATGCCGCAGTTTGTTCTATGTACCCAAGTACAACAACCCGCTGTGAGGCAGTCATTGTATTGAACCAAAAATCCAAGAATCCTTGCCTTTTTAATGTATATGACTTTCCGTTTTCAAGGTGAACATCAACAGATCTTCCCTCAACATTTGTCACATGTTCACGTATTTTTGAAATATCAATTTTTTCTGGTGTAGTTATTTCTACTTGCATAATTTCCTCCCTTATTTCACATATTCCTGATCAGATCCAGCCTGATCCAACTGAAAGTGTATGTCGAACTCTTTAAGCAATATGTCCCCAGCCACATCATTGTCATCTCTGTAAAGTTTTATATCCAATATGCTAGATACGCTGTCTTTCCCAGCGCCTGATATTGCCGGGAACGCTGATATCTGACAGATTGAACCAGCTATGTATGCAAAGACACCAGTATTCACAGATATGGTTGTAAATCCACCGGTTGGATCACCACCGTTCTCGTACCACCTGTAATCCATCCTGAACGTCGGAAAAGTTGCCTGTGCCTGCACCCAATGAATGTGAGGTTGTAAATCCGTTTCAAATTTATACGAATGTGGCATTTGTGCGATCATATATGCTATCTCGGCAGCATCGTTTTGAGGGAACAATAACCCCAGATTCGTTGTGTCAAAATCCGGCTTCTGAGTTGCCCCCTGCCTTATACGTGTAGCGGGGAACCGGAAATCTTCCCACAACGTAGTCGGGAACTTGGGCGTAAAGGTCATTTTATATTATCTCCCAATTAGATGTGGTAACATTCGCTTTTAAGGTAATCGATGCCCCATCAACATTAATGACATAATTTCCAGCCACATGATTTATCTCATCAGTTCCGTTGCGAACAACAGTAATATTATTGGTGTTTGCGTTATTTCCACTATCGATGATCACGTATTCATAGGACTTTGCCAGAGTAGCAATTGATGGTAACGTCAACGCCGTGATCGCTCCGGTTGCCGTGTACCGGCATTCAATGAAATAGTCCTCTTGGGTAATGGTGTAAGTAGCAGCATTCAGGTCGTGGTGATTTTTTGCCAGACTCCCCTTGATCCAAGTTTCAAGTTTGTTGGCGTCTTCGGTCCAGCGGATTGCTTCTACATCGCCAACGGCAACAGATATCATGTCTGCACCGGGCCACGCAACCCCACTATTATCATCTGATTTTTCAGGAACAACACCGGGTGAATTGGCCGTTGCGTTTCGATTTATGAATCCGGCCCGATCCTTACATCCAAAAAAAGACCCCTGAATCTGATACTTCTCAACACCACCAAGAACTATCATTGCCTCATCATCAATACTAGAAACGATATAACTATCACCATCAGCGTCCAGTATCAACCGGTTCCCGTCAAGGTCAAGGTTTCCGGTCATCGGTAATGTTCCATCACGCCTTAAATAATCACCCAAAGCTATTATCAGTAAATTTCTAAAATTTCTATCTAATCTCATTCCACTTTGTAAATCAATCACGCTTACCCCCTTCTCCGAAATTCCCTCGATGCCTGAAAATGTTCAATTATCGGAGTACCATCACCAATTGAATCAAATATTCGGCAATACGCTTCAGGTATTTCCTCAACAACACCATTCCATTTACCAATAATGGATTCAAGCGTTCGCTGATCCCATTTCTCAGGATGCGCTTTATTCTCAACAATCCACGCGTCAAGCAATTCTCTTGTTTTCTTATTGTTTGCCAAATAAATAGTACCAGTCAACAATTCCTTCAAGTTCCTCTCGCCCGGATTCTTCCGGGCCCGATCACTTCTACACCGATAATGAACACCAATATCTGCCTTAAAATTATCAAATAAAACAGGATCATTTCTAATAATTGCATCACAATCAACCCAAACAATTGGATTCTCAGGATACTTGTCCAGCATCTTCTTTAAAAACACAGGTTTATATTGTGTGTTTTTTACCCAGCTACCTAAATCAGGTGCCAACTCAATCCTTGACCTGAGAGAATGTTTCCAGATACTATCCCTTAATTTCGGGACAACTTTCTCATATCCAGTATTGGTGTAAAAAGACACATATATCGGTCGTTTCGTTTTTGAAATATCCTTTGGCAAATCACCAAACTCAAAACACTTTAATTTAGAATTTCGATTTAAATTTATGACACTTCTTCCGTTCGCCTTCATCTCTGGGGCGAATGTATTAAACGCTTTCAAGAAAGAATCCATCATTGGTTCTTTAAAAGCAACCGGATGCCCATCATGAAAGTGAGTTCCTCCATCTTCTGAAAATGACATGTCATAGCCCAATAAATATATCGGATTTGCACCAAGAGCAAGAGCAAGGTTCAACGCCCCGTATCCTGAGTTGTTCCCGTTATAAAGTCCATTTTCCAATTTCCATGAAATCCCTTGTTTACCGATTGACCTTAAATAAAACACTCCATCAATATTTAAGTTTGCAACATCAAGCCAAAACTTAACACCCTGAAAATCTTCAAATCTCTGCTTAACATCTGCTCCATATTTCCCGTCCCGGATCCAGTTCTTAAATCTCCCGTCCATTGCAAATAATATAGAGCAATCCATTTCCTCATATACCCGGTTAACACCAATCGTCAATTCATTTTCAAGCTGTTTGAAATCAAACCCTTTCAACGACGGCCCACCAGCAAGAATAAAGCAACGCTTCCCCTTCCACATGTCCGTACTGAGTACATTTGTTGCCGGTACCTTCCCACCAAGAGGGCCAAGTTGCCAACGCTTATTGAAAAAACCTGCCCTTGATTTCCTTGCAATGATAGCCTGAACTCTTGGATTGTCCGCCGTCAGCAGATCAGGTTTCGACAACCTTTGTCTTGTGTTTATCAATTTCATTTCCTTTAACATGGTGCAACGGGGAGCCGCCCACTGGACAACTCCCCCCTTGCATCTATCGTATTGCTATGCAGTAGCACACCTTTGCCATTGTTCCTGATCTCCGATAACTGCACCCCAACGATGCCAACCTGCGGCAGTCGTGAGTAGTGTATTGATATCGAAATCTTCAAAAAGCGTCAGATCCCATCTATCACCAGAAATATTCTGCTCACCCGGCAAACAGACATAATATGCGTTTTTCGTAACAAACATATCCGTTGCAACAGGCTCCCAGCGATATACTGACTGATTCGGCGAACCATCGAACGCTTGCAAATGAAACTTCATCGCATTGTTCATCCGCTGCGCCAACTCAATCGGAAACGCCACTTTAAAAACAACATCTCCGGGATTGCCAATAGCATATCCCTTATCCTTGCAGTTCTGGAGGATTTGCTGACAAGCCAAGTTTATGGTTGCCGTATCACGCCCAGCGTTCATGCCAAGCACACCAACGGGCACACCATCAGGATGAGGTTGCCATATAACATTTTGAGCCGCTCCGATTCCCTCGATCATCGCATAGTGAGTCAATGATTTCTGAGAGTAGGCTTTGTTCCGGAAGACGGAAGCATTCCGTTCCATTTTCCAGTATTCCTCATCGTGCACCATATTAATGTGCCAACCCAATCCACCACCGTAATAATTGAAGAATATCCGCTGCTTTTCTCCACTCATAGTGAAAACATCAATTTTTTCACCCGGCAATTTCAATGCGAAAGTCAACCCGTCGCTGACATTATCAATATCAAATCCACTCTGGCGAGTATTCTTGAAGTCAACAATATCAAACATTTGCTGGTACCCGGTATCATAGTGAATCGCTGCCTGAAACGATTTCGCTGATTGAATAAACTTGGTCATTGGGAAGTCGCCGGTAGTAGTAAACTCCTGCATCATTGCACGGATTTTTGAATCATGTGCATCTCCCATTTGAATCGGGGCATTCAGATAGTGTGAAAGCGCACCCATAACTTTGGCTTTATCCTTCTTACTGTTCCAATCGACACCTCTCCATTTGTCCATATCCATTATTATATCTGGTTTCATAGTGTCATCTCCTAATTATTACTCGTCACGTTCCCTTCAAAGGAACACAACACACGCTCATCATTATCATCAGCTTCTTTCTGGCAAGTGCCGACCCACAAAAATCCACTTGTTTGGGTAGGTGATACATTCAACACAACTGGATCAAGAAACACATCGTCGCCAACAAGGAAACCCTCACCGGTTGCTTGTTTCTTCGGCAGCATAATTTTTTCCGCCTCATAGACATAACAAATCGGTGTCCCCGCAACATTGAACACTGCACCAACCACACCACCACCACCAAACACACCACCGGCCGCCATTGCTGCGGCTGCGGCTGCCTGTTCGGCGGCTATACTTGCAGATAGAGCAATTGCATAGGTGTCCTGTACTAATTCAAATTCGCCAATGGTAACAGCACCACCAGACGGTATGTCTGACTTAAATTCTTTATATGTCCCGCCCGTGGGCAAGATTCTTAAAATATCTGGCATTTCTACCTCCCTTTATTATTTTGGTATAAAATCATTGTTCTCTGGACTGGTATAATCCGTTCCAGAGGACAACTTCGTCACTGGTTCACTTATTCCATCACCATCGATATCTGGCTCCTCGACATTACCCATTATTTCCATGTTCTTTTTCCACTCAGCGACTTGCAGGTCAATATGTTCTCCGATTGCCGCTTTAAGGTTCTCAGGATCAGTGATATTAAACTTCTGCTCGAAATCAAGCATTATGAATTTCTTTTGTTTATCGTCAAGTTTCCGTCCATTGTCCATTTCTTTCTTGACCATATCAATTGCCTCGACTTTCATCCGGGCAATTTTCTCCGATTTAACCGAGTCCTCTAATCCAGATATGGTTTTCTTGTAATCATCTTCGATTCCGGAAAACTCTTCTTGATTCCTTTTCCTTGCCTGATACTCATTCTTGTTCCGTTCACGTCCAATTTCAGTTATAAGTGGATCCAGTATCAACTCATCTTTCCCGAATAATTCGGAGGGGATGAAGCCCTCTTGCTTGATGATTCCCTTCACTTCATCAATAGTCATTTTACTCTCCTTTGTGGTATATTCTTGGATCTGAGCGTGTAATGTTGCCCCAGAAAATCCAGGTGTAGCATACATGGAATTGGCTAAAGCAATTCCCGGTATATCATTTATTTTTACGACATCAGCATTCAGCACAGAACCGGATCCAGTTAATTTAAATTCGGCATCTGCCTCAATACTTGAAATATCAAGTTTCATATCTCTATGTTCTTTTTTTATGTACAATATCCCAATCGTATGTAATTTGTCTTTGATCGTCTCGACCGTCTTTCCAACAAGCTCACCAATAACGGTACGCCCCTCATGGGTATTGTCCTTCCCGTGCCCAAGGAACACTTTCGTTCCAATCTTAATCTTATCCGACAACTCCTGCACCATCGCCCGAACCCATCGCTTTACGACCGTCCCAATCCCAACAAGCGAACCGGTGCTCTCGCCCTCATGCCCAATCGAATAGGCACGGAACATAGGATGCTCGTCCCCTTGCCGTATCTCTGCAAGTTTCCCGGGATCGATGAACCCTAGAATTTTATCCGATGCCATCTCGTGCATCAAACCACGGAAACGGAAAGATTTGTTCATTTTTTTCTCGGTCTCCCGGATTTTTTACGCTTCGACAGGTCTATACTCGCACTGGTTATTCTGTTTGAAAGATCAACTCTCTTCACTCTAGCTATTGCTTTTTTTCTTTCTTCTTCTTCAAGTATATGCTCATCAATATCAATATTCGATGTGACTTGCTTCAATTTCCTTGATTTCTTACCAGCCAAACTTGTTCTTAAATTATTCGTTGTTATTGTTTCCATTCTCCCCATCCTCATCTTTGTCCTTATCATCGTTACCCTTATCTAAAATAACTTTATTCAATGCATCTTTTGTTTTCTGTAACTCATCTTTCTTCATTTCTTCCTGCCGTGCCATTTCTTCCTGTAAATTCAAACCGGGAATCTTCGATAGGACAAACTCAAGAGATAAATCTCCGGCCATTAACATAGGTAGATATACTTTTTCTAAATGCACCCATGTCTCCGGTGTAACCTCTTGAACCTCAACCCTCAACACATCATTTCTTAATTCAGTAAACCCTTTATTGTCAGGCATCAAATTATACTTATCTATCGCTTTTCGCAAAAGTTCCGTATAGGCACTATTCCAAGTCTCACGCTCCTTGACCGTTGAGGCCCAAACCAGTTCCATTAAATTGTTTGCCGTTGCCCGGTTTGACAACAAATCTGGCAAGCCAAGAAAGTGGACGGGGACACCAGTCGTCCCAGAAATCATTTTTGCAAGAGTAACTATTTCCTTTTCTATTGCATCCACTCCCGCCATGTTCGGACCAACCATCTCGAATTTTGCAGTCGTTACCAGAAGTTTTTTTATCTTCCAATTCATCTGGTTCAATATGGCGGTCAATTCCTTTGCCTGTACTGTTGTTTCACACTGAAAATGTGGTGTTGGGCCAGCGAACAACCTGTTTATCTCTCTCCAATCACGCAACGATTTATCCAGATCATCGATCTTTGATAAGCATTTCCATATCTTCATTGCAGGCTCATTCGGGCGGTCAATCCTACCACCGAATCGCCTATACACAAAATCCTTCTGCTTTATTGCTTGCTTATTCCCTGAACCATCTTTATATGATACTTCCAAGAAATTCATATAATCATTTTTAGTGATAATATTATATTTTGTCGTTGTCCACGGGAGAAATCTAGCCTTAATCATACCAGTGTTCCCGTTCTTCCATTTGTATGCCTTATCGTCGAACAACTGCAAGCATAACTTCCCCTCAATTTCGGATTCCTTTGCAAACTCAAACGGCATCTCGTTATCAAGCCCGTTGTACTTCATAAACGCTTCGGCGAACGCCATTTCTTTTGTAAAATCCCCTTCTTCTGTTTCAATTATCTCAAGTCCAGCCGGAACAGTAAACGCCGCCCTTACATCAACGATGCTGCCAGTTAAAACCACACCCCAATCAGAAAGAGCATTGTATTTTGAATTTATTGCAATGACCGCCTCACCGTATGTCGTATATTCATTTCCAACGTATGCCGATCTGATACCAGAGTCATAAGAAACCACATTCCCGTCCTTAACAACAAACTCCTGCAACTCTGCCCTGACGGACTGCTTCACGATTGAGTCGAAACTCTTGCCCATCATCTTCATTCCAATTCTATTTCTAATAGACATCATGATCCACCGTATAGGCTGCCGCTCCTGACTCTACACTATAAAAACACAATAAAAAGGCATCTGCTTTATCAGGACTCTTTCCACCAAACCGCTTCTTATATTCGTCCTTCGGCTCAACCACCCGCCGTCCCTTGTTATCCAATCGACGACTTTTTCTATTAACCAATTCAGCCTTCAACGCCTCATCAGGCTCACAGGAAATATTACTAATAATCAACGCTACATCAAACCACATCTCGGATATAGCGTTCGGGTACTTGTCCGGTTCGTTGGCCTTTTGTCCGAAATTCACAGCTACTATATTCTCGTATCCACGCCTGCGCATTATGTCAACCAGACCACCACCAACACCAGTATCATCGATCTTAATTAGGCACTCAGATGGCAGCTTTTTGCGTCCAACAAACTCTTCTAACCTGTCGGCCAAGTATTCAAGGTCACGTTTATTATGCTCGTCTTTCCCGATCACAGAGAATCCCTTCCGCTTATAGAACACAGAGGAATCGTTCCCGAAGCGTGCCACATCAACCCCAACTTCAATGGCACCTGTATCATCAAACTCAGAATCCTTAAAGTTATCAAACATCTTGGTGACCTGAGATAGTTTTATAATAGAGTCTGGTGTTTCATCGGTTATGTCGCCCCGACACTTTGTTAAATACAGAACCGAATCCTCGCCCCATTCATTTCTACATTCAGTGTCCCATTCCTGCGAGGATAACTGTATGTTTAATTTACCTATCTCTTTCTCGTTCCTTTTTGCAGTAGCAAAGTCCCGGACAGATAAAGGCTCCCCGGTAAAAGTAGGTAAATCCTTAACATCAATATGTATCTTATTCCACTTCTCTCCGACCCTACTATCAGTGAAAATGGAATGGAACTTCTCCCCGGCACTCACCCCATCAGTCGTGGATATTGCCAACGCTCGACAATGACCACCACCAAGGGCGCCTGCCATAGAATCCCACATCCACTGCTCAACCCCCTTCGCCTCATCTAATATGAACAATATCTCCGGGGCATGCCATCCCTCTGCCCGTGATGGTTTATCGGTACTAAACCCCACGGCAAAATGTTCTGTTTTCTCTCTATCCTTGATTGCCTTTATTAGACATTCTCCATTCAGTTCTATGTTCGATGTTCGATACAGTTTCCCGATCTCCGTCCATAGCAACAATTCCACCTGCGGCCCTGTGGGGGCAGTGGTGATAACTTTTGAGTTTAGGAACATATTGAAAAACCATATGGCTATAAGTGCAGCGGTAAAGGTTTTAGATGATCCATGACAAGCTCTCACTGCTGTATATTTATTGTCCCTGACAGATTCCATTATCTCACGCATTTTCGACCAAGTATAAACGCCCAATGCATGTTCAGCAAAGAACACAGGATCAGATTTATATTTATTCCCAAGTTTACATAAGAAGGCTTCATTCGTCATCCATGTTTTCCGTTATCTTCTTCATGCTAAAAATTAATGGACTTTCTGAATCCCCCGATATCTCTGATTTATCCTTCTGTCCGAGGTACTGTTTCCCTAACCAGATTAACAACGCCGGTTGTCCCTTACCCGCTGCCTTCCATTGCATTCGTCTCAGGGACGCTTTCCCTCCAGCAGATTTTATTTTTATATACTCGGAAAAAAGCATTCCCTTCTCACGTTTAGAGGCATCAGTCAAGGTATCGATGCAAATATTAAGAAACTCTGAGATCTCCGGTCCGGTGCATTGGATATGGCATAAGCGACCAACAACCTCCCAATCAATTTTAATTAAAGGTCTACCTTTCTTCTTCATCCAACATCCTTTGAATTATTGGTATTGCCGTTTTACAGTGTTCCTCGAACTCATCTACAGGTATAAATCCAAGTGTGTTTGGAGAGTATAATGATAATATAGTTGAAGTATCAGACGGTATACTTGTATTCAGTGGCACATTTAGTGTATTATGATCTGTCACACACAAGTTATAATATACTTATAGTGTCCTGTCAACTCCCCCCACACT